GAATTTTAAAGGTTTGTGTGATATACTTCTATTGGTGTTTGTGAGTATATCACATTGCTTAGTCCCTATTGCCGTAGGGGCTATTTTTATATTTTAAGTTTAAGCGTTAGATATTCCTAAAATATCTTTTGAATAAAAAGTAATATTTTTCTTTTCAGATAATTTAGAAAGAATACCTAACTCAACAAATTGATTTAATAAATTATATACAGTTCTATTTTGTATATTTAATTTTTCTGAAAGTTGTTTAGCTTTGAATACTGGATGTTGAAATATGAAATCTAAAATATTTATTCCATTTTTTGAATTAATATTAGTGATAATGTTTTCCTTCATATTATTATAAATTCCTAATAAGTATTGTGCCTTTGATGTATTCAATTTTGCTTGTTCTATAATTCCTTTTAAATAAAATTCTATCCAGTTTTTCCAGTCCTTATTTTTTGAAATATTTGACAAATTAATGATATAATCCTTTCTGTTAGCTTCAAAATAACTACTCATATAAAAAGTAGGATAAGGTAAATACTCCTTATAGTAAAGAAATAAAGGTATTAATAGTCTTCCTATTCTCCCATTTCCATCTTGAAAAGGATGTATCATTTCAAATTGAGCGTGAATAATAGCGGATTGCACCAATATTTGAATTTCATCAAAGTGTATATAATTCTCTAAATTTCCCATAAATTTATCAGTAAGCTCTGGAGACACTGGAGTGAAAGAAATTGTAGAACCAGATGAAATATAGTTTTGTAATCTTTTAAAATTACCTGGATCTTTTGAGGACCCTCTTACATTATTTAGTAATATTTTGTGCATTTCTTTTATAAGCCTTATAGTTAAAGGAAATTTTTCAGAATCATTGATTGTGCCGCGAGTTGCCATATTATCAAGAGCATAAAATAAAGCTGCTCTATAATTAGAAATTTCATGAAGCTCATCTTTTTCGATTTCAGTTTTATTTCCAGCTTCATAATTTAAGAAATCTTCAAGTGTGGCATGAGTTCCTTCTATTTTAGACGACAGGACAGCTTCTTGGATTAATAATGGTGATATAAGTAGTATTGGGTTTGGCGTGTTACTTAAAAATCCTTTATAAATTCCCATTTCGTTACTTGCAGTAGTTATTAAATTAAACATTTCTCTATTTAATAAAATACCATCCAAATTTATCGGAAGCTCTTCTGGAATATATGGTTTTGGTATATTAATGTCGTTAAAATTAATATTCATTTTTTTTACACTCTCCTATATAATAGTTTTGTAATTTTTTTCATTTTTTTACACAACTTTTTATAGTTTTGTAATTTTTTTCATTTTTTTACACAACTTTTTATAGTTTTATACTTTTAATCATCCAATATCCTATGAAAAATGGTAAAAATAACATTATTATGGAGATGACAAAGAACCAAATAATAATATTTAGCAACAAGGACTGTTGAGTATTTAGTGTAGCAGCTTTTTTAGAATTTTTTAAAGATGCTTTGACCACATCTTTAGCACTCACTGTAGTTTTATTATAGACTTTGTTGTATAAAGCCTTTTTAGGATTTGTAATCCATCCCATCCCCTTTTTACCATAACCTGGAATCAGAGCTTTTTTGACTTTTCTTTTCAAGGCTCCTGTTGTCTTTGCTTTAAAACTCTTTTTCAAACTTGGTTTTCTAACTCCTATTTTCATTATTAAATCACTCTCCTAGCACATGTGTTGCAAAATTTTCTATTTCTTTTTTCTGTGGCAATGATATTCCCCAGTTTTTCTGTTTGAGTGGCAACCCTTGCTGTCTGTTCTTCCTCTGTGAGCAAAAGTAAGGCTTGATGTTACAGTGAATACAGTTAATAATAAAATAATTGATTTTTTCATTTTCTATTCCTCCTGAAATTTTTATATTATTAACCTCAATTTATTTTCCGCTTTTATATTGTATTTTTACAAATTATTTTTTTATCTCAAATTTTCAAATTTTCAATTATTCTAAAATTTTTGAATCCTAATCTTCGGGCATCGATATCTGCTTTCTCAGGATTATCTTTTGGGTGTTTAATGCAGAGATGTTTTAGAGCTTTTTTTATCGCACCACCTGGAAATTTAGGATTTATTTTGAATACTAGATACTCCATTATAACAATACTTAGAGCTATTTTATTAGTTGTTGTATCGTTGTCACTATACAAGTATAATTTATTAGTGAGGTTATTATTCCGAATTTTTGGCTTTGTTTCAAAATACATATCTATAATATTAGAATGGTGTGCAGATAAATTTCTAACTAATCTTATATTTTTTAACCAGGTTTCAAAATCGTAGGGTTTTAAAGAAACAACATTTGATATTTCGGTTTTATATTTTTTATCTAAAAGAAGATATAAATCAATGATGTCCCCAAATGTCAGTAATTCAAAGGCTAACCATATAGGAAAAGTTTCTATTTTTTCAAAAGTATAATCTCTCAATAGAACCTTATCTTTATTTTTTTCAACATAAATTCTCAACTTGTTTTTAAATTCTTTTTCTTTAAGAATAGTGTATGCTCTACAATAATCATTCTTATCTATCCAATTTTTAAATTTTAGATATCCTGTTCCACCAAATTCACGAGATAAAATATGAGATATTTGGGTTTTTAAAAATATTTCGATTTTTTCCGTAATTCTTAAAAAATAAAGTCTTAAATTTTTGTCCCAATAAAAGCGATCTAAAATTACTTCAAAATAAGTATCATCTTTATATGTTCCATCTTCTTTCAAAAATGGTAATGAGAACTCTTTTATTTTATAATAATTTATAAATTTAAGAGTTTCTATAGCATTATTTTCATCTTCAAATTTCATTCCACGTTCTTTGAACAAATCTTTCTGTTCTTCAAATGTTAGAAATTTATAAGTTTTATTCATAAATAAATCTCCTTATTAAATAAAAAAACCTTCGCCAGGCCGGAACCTTGTATCATCTAGGATACTGCGAAGGTATTGATATATGTTTTATTATACTTTAAATTATAATTTTTGTCAATACGTATTTTTTAAAAATACCCTCGCTGAAAAAAATATTTGTATCTGTTATCTTACATCCGATTTTGATTTTTGAACTTTTGGAGATTTAATTTTTACACAATGTATAAAGTAAAATTCTTTGTTACCATATTCAACCTGATTACATTTACCAACTCCATTAATTTTTTTTAAATACGTTAAGAGTGAACGTTTACCTTCTGGTTTATTCTTCAAATCTTTAATTTTATTCTCAACCCCATTTATCTCCTCTTTAGATTTAGATTTAGATTCACAACGGGTACCCAAATCTCTAACAATATAATTATGAGTTTTAGGATCATATTCAAAGAAACAAATGATACTTTCTTCCTTAAGTTCATTCTGTAATTTTTTTTCTTCTCTTATTTTTTTTAACAAATCTTTATTTTTATGTACATTCATATTCGTACTTCCTTTCTTTTATTTTTTAATAATTTAAATATCCATATCACAAATACCTAATCAAATCATTCAACAATTTTCTATTCTCATCATTCACAAGGTTATCTGGGATTAGATTACTGAAAATTAACTCTGCCGCAAAGTAGTTTGCTTCATTTTCCACTTGTTCCGTTCCAAATAGGTAGTTTTCCTTCATAAATAATACACTTTCATAATCTTGAAATGAATGTCCGAGTTCGTGAGAACAGATTATTCTCTTAGTCAGTTCATCGTGCCTTGAGTTGATTATGATACATTTTTCATCCTTTATCTTACAGTACATACCAAAAAATGATTTGAAGTTGTCTTCGTAAATAACCTTTATTCCTAGTAGACTACATAAATCAAAAGGATTGTTTGTATTATGTTCCGCTATTAATTTCCTCGCAAGGCTTTTAAATTTGTCATAGCTTTTCAATCTGCCCACTATGCTACTCCTCTTCTTTCTTTTTTCGCTGTTTTAATAAAATATCTATAACAACATTCTTGAAAACTGCCATGTCGTGGTCGTCATCTCCGATGTCATTAAAGAACAACAGCTGGTTAGTCTGAGTAACTTTGTTAAACTCTGCCAACTCTTCAGGTGTCAGTACGCTTGTGTCGACAACTGGTATATCGGGTTCTTGCTGAGCTGTATTCGCATTTCGTTCCATAGGAACGTCATATCCCATTAACCATGGTTCAGATACATTCAGAACTTTTGACAGTTCTTCAACTGCATTTTGTCGTGGGGTTATTTTTCCATTAATGTATTGACTTAACGCGGATTTTTTTATGCTTGTTTTTTCGACTATATCAGATTGAGTTAATCCACGTAGAGTCATTGCCTTTTTTATTCGGATGTGGCATTCCTCTTTTCTTCCCATTTTTTAATTTCCTTTCTTAAATAATTTGATAATATATTATACCCTATGGTTTAGAAAAAATCAACTTTTTAATAAAAAAGTTTATTTTAAGTAAAAAAAAGTGTTGACATCTTTAAAATCTTGTGGTATCATATGTTTAGTTAAAATAAACAAAATTACAACAGGAGGTGATTATGAAAAAGAGAGACTACTCCATGTTAAGAGGTAAAATAAAGGAAAAATTAAAAAACGAGTATGTTTTAGCTAAAAAAATGAGATGTTCAAGAGCTACTATAAGCAAGAAGTTGAATAGTGAAACTGACTTCACGCAAGATGAAATTGAAAAAATTTGTCATATTTTGGATATTGACAGAAAAGAAATACCTTCTTATTTTTTTACTCCAATAGTTTAGTTAGAATAAACAAAAATTGATGAGTATTGCAAACATCTAAAAAAAATGCTGGCTGGAACGAGGAAATTTATCAATAAGCCTAATAAGTAATCAAAGAAAAGAGGTGAAAAGCACGGATGACAAAAAAACCGCCTGGAAGTTTTAAACTTCCCGATAATTTATCTGAAGAACAAAAAAAACGAATTGTAAGAGCTATAAAGGAAAACACTCCCATAATCATATCAGGACGGCAAGGGCGTACTGGAAAAACTTATTTAAAAGACTATCTAAACAAATTCGGAATAATTGCATATGAATTATGGGAGTGTGAACTAATAGAATTGGATAAATTTACCGTTTAATCCTGTTCTGATTCAATAAAAATTTAACGCCTTTTTCTGAAATATTGAAAAACCAATTTGGACTCGAAGGATGGCACTGCTTATATTTATAGCCTAATTTAAGCATAGCCCCTTTAAACGTACCATTTGATATATAGAATCCGGATTGAGATTTTTCAAAAATGTGTTTTAGTCCATAGGACGTGTGTTTCTCGTTGATCGTTGTAGTTTTTCCTATTAAATCGCACCAGTCCAAAAGTATATTTTGCTTTTCGATAGTGAGATTCTTAAAATCATTTTGATCATCTGAGTCATTGTACGTCATATTTTCAGAGAATGACATGGGAGCACCTCCTTTCGTATTAAGGTGGTTAGATTATAACATAAAAATTTTTGAATTGTAAAAAAAGATGAGTATGACAAACATCTAAAAAAATGTTGGATAAAATGAGTAATTTGAATGAAGGAGGTAAGAAAAACAAAGAATATGAAAAAATTAAAAAAACTATGGATAAAGATTATATCCATAGTCGGTGAATTTTTGGCTAATATACTGTTTTTTCACACACCAGTAAAATTTAAAAGATTTATTTTTATGAACTTTTATGAAATTGTAATAGCATGTATATTAATCATTTTAGGGATTATAATGTATTTTATTTTAAAATTCCTAGTATAAATCTGAGTAAGTGAGAGTGATTGAATGGTAAAACAGATTTTAATTTGTTTGGGATATTTAATGACATTTATTATTTATCTTAAATATGAGAAGAATATAAAAAAGGCAATATATAAAATACTACCTTTTTTGATATTTTACTGGTTGGTTGGAACTTTATTTGAAGTAATAATAGAAGTTAGTTTTAGGTAAAATTAAAAAAAAATACGAAAGAGAGTGATTAAATTTAAAGATTTTATAATAATATTTATAGTTTCATATATTTTAGCAGAATTTAGAACATCTCAAGGTAGAACTGAAAAAGATATAGAGAAAATAAAAAAAGATTTGTATGAGTTAGATTATATCGAAACCCAAAGACTGATAGAAAATCAAAGAGCACTAGATATGCTCTCTGATATAAACAATGGTTTGCCAAAGAAGATAAGACGCAGTAAGTATAGAAATTATCCTTTTAACAGTTATAGGAAGTTTAAAAAATAAATCTTTACTAAAATACTTGACAAATAAATCTAAATCGTTCTCAAACCATTTGACAGGATTAATTATTTGATAGAAATAAATACTTTTTCTTTCTTCATAATATGATAAATTAAAATTAAAAGTTTTAATTATACCGTCTATGAGTTTACGCAATAATTTTTCATCTGACTCTGTAAGATAACCATCATTATGGTTTAGGATAAAATGATTAAATGGTTCTATTTGATGTGAAAAAATGACAATTTTAATACTTTTTGACATTTTCTGATTATAAAAATGTAGGTAACTGGATAAAGTTGTTCTGAGTGAATTTAATTTTTCAGGATTATCAATCCCATTAGTATTAATAAAGTCAACAAACAGGTTATTTAATTCAATTAACTTCAAGTAAGTTTTATTTATTGAATTATAATTTTTAATCGATATTATAAGACCTAAAAACATTAGAATAAGTAAAGTAAATACATAAAACAAAGTAACACCTCCTTTCAGTTGTAAGTTGTTTTGGCGAATAAATTATATCACGAAATAGGAGGATGTGGAATCACAAATAAAGAAAGCGGGGTGAGAGAATGGAAAAAGAAACAAAAAATGAATGGAGACGATTTAAACCAAAAGGGACGGAAGAAGAAATGGAAGAATTAGATCGCCTAATGTCAGAAAAAGAACTAACAAGAGACGATTTAATCTTAATTTTTAAATGTTTAGAGCCTATATGGAAGAATATTTTGTAATCAATCTATCTAAAATATCTTTTAACTCTTCTTTGGAATAAGCGTACAGCATGTCTTGTCTGTCAAGACGATTGTCAGTATTCCAAACATAGATTATGGCTTTGTATGATCCTTTAGAATTTAACCCTGATATTTCAAAATCGTATTTGTCTAATTTAAGGTAAATGCAAGGTTCTTTGTCAACAGTTTTAACAGAATATTCAGGGCCTAAGAATTTCAAAGTTTCATTAAATTTTTTACCCATAATGAAATTAACCTCCTTTCAGTTGTAAGTTGTTTTTATTATACCTTGAAGGGGAAGGAAAATCAAAATAAAAGGAAGTGGTTAAACGGAACATAAATATCGTCAAGGGACTAAGTAGTGAAAAATCAAACACCAAAAAAATTTAAGGGACGGCAATCCCGGAAAGGAAAAGAATATGGAAGTTTCGGAATCCTGGATAAGGAAACAGGCTACAAAATTACAGCTATCAATAAAGGAAGCTGCTGAATTTGTTGGAAAAGGGCAGCAATATGTAAGAGTCGGCTTGCAGACAGGAAGACTTAAATTTGGAACAGCAATACCAAAATTCAAAGATGAAAAAGATGAGCAAGCAAGAAGAAGGGCTGGGAAGCACAATTGGGATTATGACATTCAGCGTATTCAAGTTGAAAAGTACGTTGGGATAACATATGAAGAGTTTTTAAAAATGAAATTTGGAGGGATTTAAAATGAAGTATGACGCTTTAGTAATGGTAAACAATCAAAATAAAGAAACAAGAAGAAAAATGGAAGAAAGAAAAATTAAGAACAGAATCAGGAAATTTGTAAGAAAGGTTGGGCTATCAAAATGACAGTCAGGGAAAAACTTGAAATAGAAATGGACAAGGAAGAGATTGAGAGATGGGAGGGAAAAAATGCTGACAGTGAAAAATCTGATAAAAATATTGCTCCTAGTAACCGCAACAATTCTCATTCAGCTGGAAGTGATCAGGGAAAAAGGACATTGGGTTGCTGGTGGAAACTTGGTATTTCCAATATTACTGGCGATATTGCTTTGGTGGTCGTCATTCTTTAAAAAGATATAAAAATGGAGAACAGTTATGAAAATAAAGAGAAAATTAAAAAAGAAAGAAGAAAAGCGAGTGCTTGTATCGAAGGCAAAGGATTACACAAAGTTCTCAACGGATGAAAATGAAAGAGCGAAGGTCTTTTCAATGATGGGCCTTTCAAATTTATGCAAGCACTACAGAAATTATTTTAACATTCCTGGAATTACAGATGGCAATCTCCTAAGAGGTGATACCAAAATACCAAAATTGAACGAAGAAAATACCTTGTGGTGCACCTTTGGACTTGAGGACATCATACAGAGAAGTTTCAGGATTGTGACAAGGCTTGTAAAGGAATATGACTATGAAGAGCTGCAGAACCCTAATCAGCGTAAGATACAGGACTTTAAGAATGAATTTGTGGTCGCGGAGTTTTCTAAAATGTACCAGAAAGAATTAAAAATCTTAAAAACTAAATTTGGCAAATATTTAAAAACTAGGTATAGAGATACTGAAACTGCGACAAAACAGATACTTGTGATATTTGCATACTACAACGTTTTTAAAACGTTTGTACAGCGGAAACTGAAAGATTTTGACAAGAAAAATAGAATGTACATTAAAACTTTTATTACAAAAACGGACAAGAAATTTGAGGAAATAAAAGAGGTGATCATGGAAGGTGGGGAAGCCAACTTTGAACAGGATGCTATGACTTTATTAGCATTTGAAGAAGCTGGACTTGAAATTGCCTGGGTTGGATGTAAAAGAAAAGAGGCTATGAAAATAAAAAATAGCCAGCGACTGTCTAACACTGGCTAAAACAGGATGAGTGCTTGTCTTAACTCATCTTAATTATAGCAAATTTAGATAATTAAATCAATACTTTGGAGAGAAGAAACTCCATAAAAAACTTGGCTGACATTATACTTCCTAAATATTTATTAATAATGCAATTGTCATTTTTACTGATGTCAGCCTATTAAATCAATGAAAGGATAGAAAAAAATGGAAGATAAACTAAAAGCGGCAGTAAAAACTTGGAAACTTCTGGAAGCTGTTAAAATTGCAGAAAATTTTGCAGAAAAAAAGAAGTTTGGAAAAGAATATTTGAAAGGGATATTTATAGAAGCTGATGAAAAGAAAAATGTTCTAATGTTAAGAGCTTCAGATTCCGAAAAGTCTGTAAGGATTGAAATCGCAGGAGAAATAACTGGCGGTGGAAAAGCTCTAGTTCCCTGTAAAATTTTTAAGGATCTGGTAAAAGGAATCTCCAGTAATGATGTTACAATCGAAATTGAAAAGGATAAAATAATTGTTCAGACAAATGATTCTAAGGGAGAAATTTCATTGATAACAGGAGACCCTTTTCCTGACTTTGAAAGTGTAAAAGTGCCAGAATATTATTCGTTTCAGAAGGAAGACTTGAAAAATCTTTTTGAGAATGTAATGTTTTCTGCTTCCACAAATGTTGAAAACTTTGCTGTAAATTGTGTGAGGCTTGATTTAGATGGAGAACATTTAAAGGCTATTGGGACTGATACCTACCGTTTGACCTATGCAAGAGTTCAATTAAATCCTAGCCCAAATAAGCCTGAAGATTTTGGTGTAAGCATACCTCTGGAAACCGTTAAAGGTCTTTTAAAAGTTATGAAATCTAAATTAGGTGTACCTGATGAAATGACAGCAGTTTCTATAGGAAAAAATGAAATATCGTTTAAATTTGTAGGAATAGAAGTTGTATCCAGGTTAGTTGACCTTGTTTTCCCAGATTACAAAACTATAACATCTAGCTTGGATAAAGATAGAACAACGGTAGTCTTAGGCACTAAAAATTTTGTACCCGCACTTAAACGTGCTTATTCTGTGGCTAAAAATTCTCTTGAATATAGAAATGGAGCGGTATTTAACTTCACACAGAACAAATTGTTAATAAAATCAAATGACGGACATTCAGAATTTAAAGAAGAGCTGGCAACAATTCAGAATGGCAATGATTTAAAAATAGCATTAGAAGTGAAATACCTGCTGGATTTTATTAAAAAAATCAAGGACAAGACAGTAGTGATGAAAATGCTCAACAATAAGAGCGCGGTACTTGTTAAAGGTGGCGCTAGTGATGACTGGCTTTATTTAATGATGCCTTTGGCGTTAAGAGATTAAGAAAATATATAATTTATATAAAATTTCAGAAAGGATAGATTAATTATGGAAATAAAGTTAATAATCGAAATTGAAGAAGGTAGCAGACCTGTGATTGAAAATTTTTCAAAGGCGATAATGTCGTTGGGAAATAATAAAATAATGAAAGGTGAAGCTGTTATTGAAAAATTAACAGACAAGATCCAAGGGGAAAAAAGTTCAGGAGTAGACATAAAAGCGGATTCTGTTAAGGATGAAAAATTAAAGGAAACAAAAGAAGAAAAGATTGAACTTCCAAAAGCTGTTGCGCCGAAATTGACGCTTGAGCAGTTAAGAGCTGGATGTGTCGAAGGTTCTGGGCTTGGGAAAGGTATGGAGATTAAAAAGCTGCTTAATGAAAAATACGAAGTTAAAAAACTTGATGCGTTATCTGATGAGAGATATTTAGATTTTGCTAATGATTTAAGAGAACTGGGGGTAAGAATATAATGGCCATAAATCATTCTGAAAGAGGACACGCTTTGCTTAGCGCAAGTGGGGCTAAAAGGTGGATGAAGTGTCCGCCAAGCGCAAGAATGGAAGATATGTTTGAAGATGTAACATCCGATTATGCAAGAGAAGGAACATTGGCACATGAACTGTCAGAGCTTAAGCTTAGAAAATATCTAAGCCCGTTAGGGCTTAAAAAATATAATATCGAACTGAAAAAGATAAAATCAGATGATTTATATAAAAATGAAATGGAAGGATTCACAGAATTTTATGTTGACCACATAAAAGAATTATTGATGAAGTTCAATGGAAATCCGATAAGCACCACGGTAGTAGAAAAGAAAGTGGACTTTAGCGAATATGTGCCAGATGGATTCGGAACTGCAGATTTCATATCCATCGATACAGAGAAAAGACTTTTATATATCAGGGATTTAAAATATGGAAAAGGAGTTCCTGTATTCGCAGAAAACAACCCACAGTTAATGCTTTATGCACTTGGAGCTTACTTAGAATATTCACTTTATTTTGACATAGACCTCATAGATATGGGGATCGTGCAGCCAAGATTGGATAGTGTCAGCACTTTTCAAATTAGTTCTAAAGAATTGATGGACTGGGCGGAAAATGAAGTAAAACCAGCAGCACAAAAGGCTTATGAAGGCGATGGGGAATTTACTCCGGGGGAATGCACTTTTTGCAGGGCTAAGGCTTTGTGCAGGGCAAGAGCTGAGAAAAATTTGGAACTTGAAACCGAAATGAAGTTAAAAGGAAATGTTTTGACAAATGAAGAACTGGGGAAAATCCTAAAAAAGGCCCAAGACTTAGCTAAATGGGTTAAAGATATAGAAAATCAAAGTTTGACAAAGTTATTAAATGGCGAAGAGATTCCTGGATGGAAAGTTGTGGAAGGAAGGTCAATTAGGCAAATTAAAGACTCGGATAAATTAGTGGAAGCACTTAAGGAAAATGATGTTGAAGAGGCTTTACTGTTTGAAAAAAGGTTGCTGCCGCTGACACAGCTTGAGGGGATTGTGGGTAAAAAAAGATTTGGAGAGATCGCAGGAGATTTGATTATTAAGCCGAAGGGAAAGCCAACTTTGGTAGTTGAATCGGATAAAAGAAAAAAATATGTAAATGATGTTATCAATGCAAGTGATGATTTTATAAATTTAGATAAAAATGGAAAGGATGATTAGAATGGAAAATTTAAACGGAACTAGAGTAACAGTAAGGGGAAGATTAAGCTATGTGCATGTATTTAAACCGCATGCATCAGTACCAGGAGCAGAGGAGAAGTATAGCACAACAATTCTTGTACCAAAAACTGATGTGGAGACAAAACAAAAAATAGATGTGGCAATAAAAGCGGCTACAGAGTTAGGAGTATCAGAAAAATGGGGAGGAAAAATGCCAAATACAGTATTTAACCCAATTTGGGACGGAGATGGCGTGAATAATAGCGGGGACCCATTTGGGCCTGAGTGTAAAGGACATTGGGTATTTACAGCTTCTGCAAAAGTTGATTATCCTCCGCAAGTAGTTGATAGAAGGGTGCAACCTATAACAGACCAGAGTGAGATTTACAGTGGATGTTATGCAAACGTGGCAGTTAATTTCTTCCCATATCTGTTCCAAGGGAAAAAAGGAATAGGTGCAGGATTAGGAAATGTTCAGAAAATTAAGGACGGTGAAAACCTTGCAGGTGGAAGAACCGCTGAACAGGATTTCCAGGTTGTCGAAGATGACGATATGCCTTGGTAAAAAAGTGTTATGCATAGAAGAAGATTAAAATAGATAAAAACAGAAAGAAGGATAAAAAAATATGGATGTATTAAATATAGACATTGAAACTTACAGCAGTATAGACATTGGAAAATCAGGTTTATACAAATACGCTCAAAGCAATGATTTTGAAATCCTTCTTTTTGCTTACTCACTGAACGGCTCGGAAGTAAAAGTTATTGATTTAGCACAGGGAGAAACAGTTCCTGATGAGATTATAAAAAGGCTCAGCGACAATGAAACTGAATTAAGGGCCTACAATGCAAATTTTGAATGGTATTGTTTGAATCGTGCTGGATTCAAAACTAATTTAGAGCAATGGAAATGCACAATGATACACGCCTATTATGCTGGATTTCCTGGTGGATTAGGAAAAGTGGGTAAAGCATTAGGATTTGAAGAAGATAAGAAAAAGGATATGTCGGGGAAAGCACTTATAAGATATTTTTCTGTTCCCTGCAAGGCAACTAGGGCTAACGGTGGAAGAACAAGAAATTTACCGTATCACGACTTGGATAAGTGGAATTTGTTTGTGGAATATAACAGGCAGGATGTAGTGGCAGAAATGGCGATAATGAACAAATTAAAAAGCGTAAAAGTTCCTGAAGGTGAATGGGAGCAGTGGCGGATGGATATTAGGATGAATGAAAGAGGTATTGCGATAGATACTGATTTAGTTGACGGCTCATTGTGGATAAGCGAATACTGGAATGAAAGATTAATGAATGGGGCTAGAGATATTACAGGACTTGATAACCCAAACAGTACAAGTCAGCTATTGGAGTGGTTAAAAAATCAAGGTGTAGAAGTTGAAAATTTGCAGAAAGCAACAGTAGAGAAAGTGATAAAAGAAGTTACTGGGAAAGTAAAAAGAGTTCTGGAAATAAGAAAAGAGTTGTCAAAGACAAGCACAAAAAAATATGTTGCAATGAAGGCGGCATTAGGTGAACAAAATCGTGTAAGAGGATTGCTACAGTTTTACGGAGCAAATAGAACTGGCAGATGGGCAGGAAGGCTTGTACAGGTTCAAAATCTGCCAAGAAATTACATACAGAATCTAAGTGGAACTCGTGAAGTCGTAAAAAGAAGGGATGTTGCAACATTAGAAATTCTTTACGGAAACATTCCTGACACCTTGTCGCAGCTGATCCGTACAGCTTTTATTCCGGAAGAAGGGAAAAAGTTTGTAATAGCAGACTTTTCAGCTATAGAAGCAAGAGTGATTGCCTGGCTTGCTGGAGAGCATTGGAGAAGTGAAGTATTTAAAACTCATGGAAAAATTTATGAAGCTAGTGCCAGCCAAATGTTTGGAGTTCCAATTGAGAAGATAAAAAAAGGGAATCCTGAGTATGCTTTGAGACAAAAAGGAAAAGTCGCAGAACTTGCTCTTGGCTATCAGGGAGGACCTGGCGCATTAAAGGCAATGGGAGCCTTAAACATGGGATTGACTGAAGAAGAACTGCCAGGCATAGTGAGGATGTGGAGAGACTCAAATAAGAACATTACAGGGCTCTGGTGGGCAATAGGAAGCACAGCTATAGAAGTTGTCGAAGGTGGCGGAAGAAAAGCCGTGAACGGTATTATTTTTGAAAAGGAAGGGGATCTATCGAATGGTCTGGATTTTTTAACAGTACAGCTTCCAAGCGGACGAAAACTATACTATGTCAATCCAGGAACAAAATTAAACAGCTGGGATTCAAAAGTTATAACCTATATGGCGCAGAATCAAACTACTGGAAAATGGGAAATGGCAGAAACCTATGGCGGAAAATTAGTGGAAAATATTGTGCAGGCTATCGCTAGAGATTGCCTGGCGGTGTCGATAAAAAGATTAACTGAAAAAGGATTCAAAATTGTAATGCACATTCACGATGAAGTAGTTATTGAAGCACCTATGGAAACAACGGTAGATGAAGTATGCGAGATAATGGGGCAGGAAATAGAATGGGCTAAAGGGCTACTGTTAAGGGCTGATGGATTTGAAACTATGTATTATAAAAAGGATTAATGAAAGGAGGGGGTAAAAGTATGACAGATAGAGAAATATCAATAAGTACCGCCAACAGCAGAAAAGATACGGTGTGGAAACAGGAGAAGCTGTTTTGGTCAGAGTTCATAGAAAGACTTAAAACTCCATTTAGAAGCACCGAAACATTGGAAGAGTATATGAAAATGCCAAAAGCAAAGCAGGACGACTTAAAAGATGTGGGTGGATTTGTTGGTGGAGAACTGAAAGACGGCAGAAGAAAAAACTCAAATCTGCTAAGCAGGAATTTGATAACGCTGGATTTGGATAACATAAAACCAGGAAAGACTTTAGAAGTTTTAAAAAAGATAAAAGATCTAGGAGTAAGCTATGTGGTTTACAGCACTCGTAAGCACACAGAATCAGCTCCTAGGCTTCGGGTAATCTTCTTGGCAAATGAAAGTATGGCTTGTGATGAATATGAGCCAGTAGCACGAAAGATTGGTTCTATGTTAGGAGTTTCAATGTGTGACCCCACAACTTTTGAACCGGCAAGATTAATGTACTGGCCTAGCTGTTCAAAAGATAGCAATTATATCTACGAATATGATATAGAATCTCCTATGTTTGATGTAAAAGCGGTTTTAAAAATGTATGATGACTGGCGCGATATGAGGGAATGGCCACAAGTTCCCGGTTCTGAAAAGATGTTGGAGCGGCTAAAGAAAAAGCAGGAAAATCCGTTAGAAAAGACTGGGATAATTGGAGCTTTCTGTAAAACTTATGGAATTATAGAAGCCGTCAATAAATTTATTCCAGATGTTTATGAGGTGTCAGACGATGGAAAAAGGATGACCTATACAGGTGGAAGTACTTATGGCGGAGTAGTTGTATATGACGATTTGTTCAGCTACTCGCATCATGCGACAGACCCTGCGAGCGGAATATTGTGTAACGCTTTTGACTTAGTGAGAATACATAAGTTTTCTGATTTGGATGCTGATGCGAAAGAAAATACTCCAAATGCGAAATTACCTTCATTTATCGAAATGTCCAAACTTGCAAGAGGGATTTCGGAAGTAGCAAATATCGTGAACGCAGAAATATATAATGCAAAAGATGACTTTGAAATTCTCGATGAAGAAGAAAATGACGAAAAGGATCTGTCCTGGATGTCAAAATTTGAGATAACTTCTAACGGAGTTATTAAAAAAACGATAAGAAATGTTCAAATTGTATTAGAAAATGACCCCCACTTAAAAGGAAAACTGGCACTTGATGAGTTTTCAAACAGAGCAGTAGTCTTAGGAAGCCTTCCATGGAACAAATCAAATATTGTAAGGCAATATGAGGAAGTCGATGACAGCGGACTGAGAAACTATCTGGAAACTAAATTTGGGTTAAGCGGAGAAAAGAAAATAAATGACGCACTCTTATTGAACTCACACAAAAATAAGTTTAACAAGGTAAAAAGATATTTAGAAAATTTAAAATGGGATGGCCAAAAAAGACTGGAAACCTTGCTGATTGATTATCTAGGCGCTGAAGACAATATTTATACGAGAGCAGTAATTAGAGTATCCTTGACAGCAGCAGTTGCAAGAGCGGTAGAGGGCGGCATTAAGTACGACTACATGCCAATCTTTACAGGTAGGCAGGGCTTAGGTAAGAGCACATTTTTGAATAAATTAGGAATGGAATGGTACTCGGACAGTTTACAGAATTTTGAGGGGAAAGAAGCCGCTGAAATGATTCAGGGAACATGGATTAATGAAATAGGAGAACTTACAGGATTCAATAAGACTGAAACTAATTTGATAAAGCAGTTCCTGAGTAAGAATGAAGATATTTACAGGGAAGCATATGGAAGAAGAACAAATAAATATCCTAGAAGATGTGTTTTCTTTGGTACTTCAAACGACTGGGAGTTCTTAAGAGACCGAACAGGGAACCGCCGTTTTTGGCCAGTGGTCGTGGGAATCAATGAACCTAGAAAATCAATCTGGGATGACCTGGATAACGAAGTTGACCAAATTTGGGCGGAAGCCTACGAAAACTATAAAACCGGGGAAGTCTTAATGCTTGCCGGAGAAGCTGAAGAGCTTTCAAGACAATATCAGGCAGAGCATAGAGTATCGAATCCTAAAGAAGGTATAATTCAAGAGTTTCTGGACAGAAAAGTCCCAGATAGCTGGAACAAATTGTCTCCTGATAAACGGAGAGATTACTTGAGCGGCAATTACACTTATGATGGAGATTTTATCTATAGGGATAAAATCTGTGCTGTTGAGATTTTAGTTGAATGTTTCGGAATGCAGACCAAAAATATAAGAAATTTTGAAAGTTCGGAGATAAACAGCATTATGGAAAGCATACCAGGATGGGAGCGAATGAGAACTTCGGCTAGATTTGGTAGATACGGCACCCAAAGGGGATTTAGAAGAGTAGCTTCAGACAAGTTTTTGGAGTGGAAAAATCACGAAAAATAAGTTTGTTGACACTTTTTAAAGTGACCCAACATACTATAAATAAAGGAATTAAAGGCTGTTTTAAAAAACATAAATTGAAATAAATAAAAAAATGTCAACAAAGTTTTTAGGGCTAATTCTAAGTTTTTCTAAGTTTTTAAAAAATAGTTTGTTGACATTTTAGGGCATTTTGTTGTCATTTTACAAAAGATTGTTGCCACCACAAACCTTTATATAACAAGAGTTAGAACCTAAAATAACAAAAAATGAAAAAAAGTTTGTTGACATACTTTGTTGACAATAAACCCCTTTATTTATGATACTTACTATATAATTTACTACAAAATATATAAAAAACCCTATATAGAATATTAAAATAAAGGAGAAATATTAATGTATATTTAATAATACACGTATATTCCCCTTTAATTTAACATCTCTATACGCGCGCGCGGAGATTGTAGACATTTTTTTTAGGAACTCGAATTAATGACATTTAAATTTATTTGGAGGTAGAAATGCTAGAAAAAGAAATTGAAAATTATTTGGCAAAAGAGATAAAAAAAGTAGGTGGACTGTGCTATAAATTTGTGAGCCCCGGCAATGCCGGAGTACCTGACAGGCTTTGTATACTTAATAACGGAAGAGTATTCTTTGCGGAACTTAAAGCACCTGGTAAAAAGCTAAGACCGTCGCAGAGTAAGCAGATTTTGAGAATAAGGCAATGCGGACAAACGGTTTATGTTATAGATTCAAAAACTCAAATTGACTTTATAATCAAACAAGAACTACAAAATTAGAAAGGGGAGAATGGATCATGAAATTTATGCCGCACAATTACCAAAAATACTGTATCGACAGAATTGTGAATGGTGGAAGCGTAGGATTAATGCTTGACATGGGACTTGGAAAGACGATAATAACCTTGACAGCGATTAACGAACTGAAGTTCAATATGTTTGAAGTTGATAAAGTTCTTATTATAGCGCCGAAAAAAGTTGCAGAAAGCACCTGGTCTGGCGAAATTGAAAAATGGGATCATCTTAAATATTTGAAAATATCAAAAGTTTTAGGAAGTTTAACTAAAAGGATAAAAGCGTTGAACACAATTTCCGATATTTACATAATCAATCGTGAGAATGTATCTTGGCTTGTTGAATATTATAAGAATGAGTGGCCATTTGATATGGTTGTAGTTGACGAGTTTTCAAGTTTTAAGAATCATGCGAGTAAAAGATTTAAGGCTTTAAAGCTTGTGCTTGGGAAAATAAACAGAGTTGTTGGGCTGACTGGGACTCCAGCACCAAACGGTCTGAAAGATATTTGGTCTCAAATTTATTTACTGGATAGAGGGGAGCGTCTGGGGAAAAACATAACTGCCTTTCGGGATAAATTCTTTGATTACAGAAGCTATGGAAGTTTTGGGGAATATTCCTTAAAGGAAGGAGCAGATTCAAGTATAAGAAATAAAATTGGAGATATTTGTATAAGCATGAAGGCTGAAGATTATCTGGAACTTCCCGATATAACTTATAATGTGATTTCAATTTCTTTAGACAATAAGTCCTTGAAGAAATATGAAACCCTGGAAAAGGAATGGCTTTTGTCTCTAAACGATACAGAAGCCATAGATGTGGCAAATGCGGCAGCACTTACGAATAAATTGTTGCAGCTGTCAAACGGAGCAGTATATGACGAAGAGAGAAATATTTATGAGATTCATAATTGCAAAATTGAAAGATTTTTAGAGCTTGTGGAAGAACTAAATGGAAAATCTGCGTTGGTCTTTTATAATTTTAAACACGACTTGATTAGACTAAAAAAAGCCTTATCAAAATTAAAACTAGAAGTCAGAGAATTAAAGACACCTGATGATGAAAAGGACTGGAATAATGGAAAAATTGATATACTTCTGGCACATCCAGCAAGTGCGGCATATGGTTTAAACTTACAAGCAGGAGGGAACCACATAATATGGTTTGGGCTTAACTGGAGCTTGGAACTTTACCAGCAGGCGAATAAAAGGCTTCACAGGCAGGGACAAAAAGAAAAAGTTATAATTCATCACCTTGTTACTCAAAAAACAAGAGATGAGGATGTAATGAAAGCATTGCAAAGCAAAGGCGATGTTCAAGATGAATTACTGTCTAGTCTAAAAGCTAGGATTGAAAAATATAAAAGAGAAGAGGAGAAATAGATGGAACAATGGGAAATGATGGCTAAAATGGTCAAGGAATTTTATTTGGCCTTCAAGCAGGAAGAATTTTTAAATAAGGATATGACGGAAGAGAGAGAGCATTTAAGAGATTTACTGCTTATGGAAGAGAAAACGGAGTACATGAAAGCCGAAATAGAAAATGATACAGTAGGAAAACTGGATGCAGTTGCAGATATGGCTTATGTGTATATAGGAACATTATTGGAGCGATGTAAAGGAAATGTCGACCTTGTTGCAAGGGTCTTATACTTTGATACGATGGATCCTGAATTAATTGGGATTTTCGATAAAATTGAAAAAAATAATTTTAACGGGATATTTCTTACAGCATTTAAAGAAGTTCATCGTTCTAATATGACGAAATTAGATAAGAATGGCCAACCGGTTTATTACACGAAAGGAGCTAAAAAAGGTAAGATTGCTAAAAGTGAACTGTTTGAAGAACCGAAGTTAAAAGAAATTATTGAAGGAGAAGACAAGATTGAAACAAGTGATTATTTACAGTGAAAATGGAAATGGTGTAATAGTTAGAAAGAAGAGTAAAAAAGAATTAGAGAAACGGCTAAAATGGGAAGTTGATATGAGGCAGAGATTGAATGTGCATAAAAGAATAGAAGTGTATGGATTTAATTTTAATTATAAAAATTTTTCAGATGAAACTTTGTTAATGTTATTTGAGAAATCAAGAAAAGATATATTTGATAGCTGCAACGCTTTTTTTTTGTAATTTTGTTTATACATCTTGAACTAAATGAGCTGAAAAGATGGTATGGGGAGATTGAACGCCAAATGTTTGTAAATTTCAGAACTATAACGAATTAAAGAAGGTTTGCAAGGAAACGAGCAATAAAAAATATACTTAAATTTTTATTAATCGGCTTTATAGTGCTTTGTGGACTTTCATTCTTGAAATAAGTTCAGTCGTAGAAAGTCGTTTTTGAGAAAAAATTTTGAAGAGGGAGTAAAAAAATATATGAACGAAAAAGACATAGAAAAAATTGCAGATAAAATATTTGAAAAGATGGAAAAAAGAAAATCAGGGGATAAATACACGGAGACAGAGGCAATGCTTAGGTCTTATCCGCTTTATAAAATTAATTTAAAAAGAAATGAGGATGAAATAACACAAATAAAAGAAAAAGGGTTAAGAGCAATAAAATCAAAACCTGTTTTTTCTGAAAATATAAAAGGTGGGGTTATTAAAATTGAGGGGATTCCTGAAAAGGAATTAAGTCGAATCGAGTATTTGGAGGGAGAAAATAGAAAACTGGAAAAAAGAATTTTTAGGGTGGAAGACGCCTTGAAATATTTTGAAAGAGATAAATATTTTAAAATCATCGAATTGAGATATTTTAAAAATTTTACTATAGAAGAAATATCGGAAGAAATAGGGGTAACTGAGAAAACTATAGGCAAAAATAGGACAAGATTAGTTGAAGGAATACAGTATTTACTCTTTCCGGAAGTTTTACTTGACTAAAATTACCTTTTGACTACCTTTTTAGTACCTTGACTATACCTTTTTTTATGGTATAATATGTTATATTGAGATTTTTGGAAATTGACAATCAATGTCAATGACCGATGAATTTGATTAGCTATATTAGGAATTAAGACAGTTTAAAAGCTGTCTTTTTTTTTGTTACAGAAGGAGGTAGTAGCATTGAAATTAAATGCAAGGCAGAAAGCTTTTTGTGAATATTATGTAGCTAGTGGAAATGCTACTGAATCCGCAATAAAAGCTGGATATAAAGAAAGATATGCAAGACAGAATACACCTAAATTACTACGAAATACGACATTGGTGGGATATATAAAAGAATTACGAGAAAAAACTAAAAATAGCAGGATAATGACTGCTATTGAAAGAAGAGAATTTTTGACGGAAGTCATTAAAAATGGAAAAGAGAAAATACAAGACAGGTTAAAGGCTTTGGATATTTTGAATAAAATGGATGGTGAATATATTGAGAAAATGCAGCTGTCAGGACAATTAAATACCAATCCTTTTTCTGGACTTACTATCGAAGAGTTAAGAGCGTTAGCTGGTGGTAAAAGTGGATAAGATGGAAATGATACGGCTGGAAGCAACTAAGGAGCTTTCACGACGGAATTTGCTAGATTTCCTTATTTTTGATGGGAATGGAAGATATAAAAATTCTAGGCATATACAGTTTTTGACTGATAAGGCCCAGCAGTTTTTGGAAGATGTGAAAGCTGGTAAAAGTCCAAGACTTTATATTTGTATGCCGCCACGACATTCTAAATCGGAAACTATGACGAAGAAATTTCCTGCTTGGATAATTGGGAATAATCCTGACTATGAGATTATAATTGCGAGTTATTCAATGGATTTGGCTAGAGATTTTGGGAAAATAGCAAGAGATACTTATAGGGAGCACAGTAAAAATGGGACTGGGATTTTTAATAATATCATCGACAGGGATAAGAGTGCTGGTGATAACTGGGGAATTTCAGAACATCGTGGTGCTGTTGTGAGTACAGGTGTTGGAGGAAGTGCAACAGGTAAGGGGGCACATATCGCGATTATTGATGATCCGTTTAAGAATAGAGAAGACGCTAACAGTAAACTTCAAAGAGACAAGGTCTGGGCCTGGTATCAGTCAACTATTCGGACAAGATTGGCACCTGGTGGCGGGATTATAATTATTCAAACCAGGTGGCATGAGGATGACTTGGTCGGTAGAATTTCTAAAGAGATGGAAAGCGGTACTGGAGAAGTTTTTGAGAGTATTGTGCTTCCAGCAATTGCCGAAGAAAATGATATTTTAGGAAGAAATGTTGGAGAGGCATTATGGGAAGAACGGTACGGATTGAAAGAACTTAAAAATATTAAAAAGGCGATAGGTAGCCGTGAATTTGCGGCACTTTATCAGCAGAGGCCCCAAATTGAAGACGGCGGACTTTTTAAACGGCAGTACTTTAAATATTTCGATATTGATAATGACTTCATCAAAACTGCTGATAAAAATGTAAATGTGAAAGATTGCTTCTATTTTCAAACAATAGATACCGCTATGAGTACTCGAAAGAATAGTGATTATACGGCAATTGCCACTTTTATGTGCGACAGGGAATGGAACTTG